CAGGTTAAAATCGAATGGGAAGACCTCATGTACCGCACCTATACACCAGACTTTGTATTGGGTAACGGTATTATCATTGAGACAAAAGGATTATTCTCCGCTGACGATAGGCGCAAACACTTAGCAGTCAAAGCCCAACACCCCAAGCTTGATATAAGGTTTGTGTTTACCAGTAGCAGGAAAAAATTAAGCAAGGGTGCTAAAAGTACCTATGGACAATGGTGTGAAAAGCATGGTATACAGTATCATGATAGGATCATCCCAGAGGATTGGTTGTATGAGAAGGGTAAAGATATGCATCCCGCATTGATCCATTGCCCCTACAAAAAAGTAAAGAGGAGATAGCTTACGCATGACAAAAGAAAAGATTTACATTGAGTTTAATCCAAACGACTACATCATTCGGTTGTCTCCCTTCCTAGATAAGAAGGGTGATTGGACAGGGGAGTTGATGGTAGGTACAGTAACCACTGATGACAACATCATGAGTGACCATGACCACTTCCAACTTATGCATCTTACACAGATGGTATGTGCATCAATCCCTGCAATGGAAGATGACGATGATGTTCGTCAGGTATTGGCAGACATTGTTGATACAATACAAGAAGATTTAAAAGATGAAGAGACCGTAGAAGATAACAAGGTAATAGATGTAAACGAAAATGTAATCAATGTTAAGTTTAATTAAGAAGGGTATGTGATATGAAAGAAGATGACATGGTAAACTCACCGTCACACTACAACTTTGCAGGAATAGAATGCATTGATGCAATTCGTGCAGCAACAGGTGAAGATGGTTTTGAAAGCTACCTACAGGGAAATATTATGAAATACCTCTGGCGCTTTAATTATAAAAATGGTATACAGGACTTACGTAAGGCGGAGTGGTACTTGAACAGATTGATTGAGGCTAACGAATGCTAGTCAAAGTTTTTTTAACCCTTGATATAGATGAAGATGACTACCAGATGCCTGCTGATGAATCACTTGATGAAGAGGTACGTGACGCACTACAAGAATACATCTATGACATTGACGGCATGTCAATTAAAACAATCAAAATTATTACGGAGTAATATGTATGAACAACTACCTACCAACGGACTACCAAGCGTTCATTCACAAGTCAAGGTACGCCAAGTACTATGATGGTGATGGGCGTGAATCATGGGAGGACACAGTGACACGTTTCTCTGTCAACGTCATCCGTGACATGGTTGACCCTGCTACCAAGCGGAAACTGGAAGAAGCTATCCTTAGCCTAGAGGTTATGCCATCTATGCGTTCCCTCATGACAGCTGGCCCCGCTGCTGATCGTGACAACACCTGTATGTACAACTGTAGCTACTTAGCTGTTGATGATCTCAAGTCCTTCGATGAGGCTATGTTCATCTTGCTCTGTGGTACTGGTGTCGGCTTCAGTGTCGAGCGACAGTCCATTACTAAGCTCCCCGAAGTACCCAAGCTCTTCGAGAGCGAGACAAATATCGTCGTCAAGGACAGTAAGGAAGGGTGGGCTAAGTCTCTGCGTCAATTGATTGCACTCCTGTATAGTGGTGAGATTCCTACGTGGGATGTGTCACGGGTACGTCCAGCAGGTGCTCCACTCAAGACATTCGGTGGTCGTGCTTCAGGACCAGCACCTTTGGTTGACTTGTTTAACTTTACCATTAACACATTCCGTAAAGCCGTAGGCCGTAAGTTGTCATCCGTTGAGTGTCATGACATCATGTGTAAGATCGGTGAAGTTGTAGTCGTTGGTGGTGTACGTCGATCAGCAATGATCTCGTTGTCTAACCTGTCAGATGACCGTATGCGTTCAGCTAAGTCAGGTTCATGGTGGGAGAATAATCCACAACGTGCATTGGCTAATAACTCTGTATCGTACACAGAAAAGCCTGACAACTTGTCCTTCATGAAAGAGTGGATGGCATTGGTTGAATCAGGATCAGGTGAACGTGGCATCTTTAACCGTGAGGCATCCAAGAAACAAGCGGCTATGAATGGTCGTCGTGATTCTAACTACGAGTTCGGGACAAATCCATGTTCGGAAATAATTTTACGGCCATCACAATTTTGCAACCTAACCGAGTGTGTAGTACGTGCTACTGATACATTGGATACGTTGTCAGAGAAGGTTCGCCTAGCTACTATCTTGGGTACGATTCAGTCTACCTTCATTAAGTTTCCATACTTACGTAAGCAGTGGACAGACAATACAGCTGAAGAACGCCTACTCGGTGTATCACTAACTGGTATCATGGATAATCCATTGATGACCCTCAAGAATAACGGATTGGATAAGACCCTTGCACATCTTAAAAAAGTTGCTGTGGATACCAATGTACAATGGGCTGGTATTCTCGGTATCCCTGTTGCTGCTGCTATCAGCTGTGTTAAGCCTAGCGGGACCGTTTCGCAACTGGTTGATAGTGCCAGTGGAATCCACGCCAGACACAGCCCCTACTATATCCGCACCGTCAGAGGTGACAACAAAGACCCCCTAACCCAGTTCATGAAAGACCAAGGCATCCCTAACGAACCTGATGTGTTTAAACCTGACCAGACTACAGTGTTTAGCTTCCCACAGAAGGCTCCACAGGGTGCTACATGTACTGCTGACATGACGGCAATTGAACAGCTAGAGATGTGGCTCATGTACCAGCGTAACTGGTGTGAACACAAACCATCTGTGACTATCAACGTCAAGGGCGAGGAGTGGCTAGAGGTAGGTGCCTTTGTGTATAAACACTTCGATGAGATGTCTGGTGTATCGTTCCTACCGTTTAACGAACACACGTATCAACAGGCACCGTATCAAGACTGTGACGAAGAGACATACAAAAATATGCTAGACAAGATGCCTAGTCGCATTGACTGGTCTAAGCTATCCGAGTATGAAAGTGAAGACAACACATCTGGAAGCCAAACACTTGCGTGTTCAGGTGACAGCTGTGAAATCGTAGACTTAGTATAAGTAACTTAATCCTTGAAAGGGAGACAACATGAAAACTATTATTACAACACTAGCCATCCTAACAACAGCCACTATGGCGTCAGCAGAATTTAAAGCATCCACGGAGTATGCAGTAGAAGCAGATACGTTTGCACTAGGGCTGGACTACCACAAGGACTTATACGCCTTTGACGTATCAATCGGTGGTGACTGGACTGCTCCACTAGGGAATGGCGTAGCATTCGTTGGTACAGAAATCGGAGCAGGTTACAATGTCAGTGAATCCGTGCGGCTTTACACCAAAGTATCCTTTGATAGCAGCTTTGATTACACGGAAGCAGTTGTAGGCGCTGAGTATACGTTCTAGTCATGTGGGTTATCGTCACACGTAACCAGTGCAACTTCTGTGACAGCGCAAAAGCGTTGCTAAAAGGACACAAGGTAGATTACGTTACGTACAATGTACAGGAAAACAGTAGTAAGTGGTTACTATCACTACTTAAAACTGGTAATATACACACTGTACCGCAAATATTCGCACCCTCTGGTGAGCTTATAGGTGGGTACACAGAATTAGTAGAACACTTAAAGGAGATTTAATATGACTAAGCTTACACTAGACGATGTGGAATATGAAACAGACGACTTTACTGATGATCAAAAACAAATGGTAAATGAAGTCACCTTCAACAGTAACACACAGACACAATTGAAGTATCAACTACAGGGATTGATCGTTATGAACGAGATGCTTGTAGGAAAACTAAAAGAAAGTCTAACAACTAAAGAGGAGTAATACTCATGGGTGCATACCGGAAACCATTCTCACGTAGTCTTTACGGGAAGTATGACAACATAGCTAAAGAAAAACTTATCTCAAACCTAGTACGGGTAGGCCATGAGTTAGTCGATAGTGAAGAAACATACGATGCTGACGTTGTAACACAGAAAGATGGTGTTCAACACTTCAGTGAAGCGGAAGTCAAGACTGCATGGAAGGGTGACTGGCCTAAGCATTGGGCAGACATTCGTATACCAGAACGAAAGAAACGTCTACTGTCCAAGCATGGAAGCAACCTAAAGTTCTACATATTTAGTGGTGATCTATCCATGTGCTGGTGCATAGATAGTTCACTATTGACAGACGATAAACTAAAAGAGGCGACAGGTCCAAACATCTTCAACGGAGAACAGTTCTACCACGTTCCCTATAACCAAGCAAAACTTATTAAAGTAGCATAGGAGATCAATAGTATGATTAAGAAGACAAGATTACAGCGTGGGCTAGGTAAGTATGACGCACCATTACGAGTACAGCATCAAATGGGATACGATGCATTCAAGCATGGACGAATGACCAATCCCTTTAGTGATGATACAATGCAGTATCGTGAGTGGAATAGGGGGTTTGACAGAGCCTTCTATGACAATTTAAAGAGGGTCAAGGACCATGAAATTAGAACAAGAAGCAGAGCAATTCCTCAAGGAGAGGTACAACATGTCGGACTTTAATTCGTATCAACGTATTGCAGCTGAGACTGCTATATACCCCGATCAACACAAGATACTTTACCCTGCACTGGGCTTGGCAGGTGAGGCAGGTGAGGTAGCAAACAAAGTTAAGAAGCTTGTGCGTGATGGCCCAGACAACCGCCCAGATGATTGGCGAGAACAGATTGCCAGTGAGATTGGGGATGTGATGTGGTACTGTGCCGCACTAGCCTCTGACCTAAATCTTAGCTTGGGTATGATTGCTGGGTTAAACCAAAAGAAACTACTAGAACGAAAAGCTGCAGGTACAATAGGTGGATCAGGGGATAATCGTTAGACAAAAAAAGAGGGGGCTGTTATTGCCCCCTTTTTTCTATATTTACTATGTACTATCAGTACACACCTTCTGCTAACTCAAGTAGTATACTTAGGTCAGATAGGTTAGTGACATCCGGTGGCCTACCATCGTTTAGTTTTTTAAACTGGACCATTGCGTAAGACCTGTCAACTTTAGGAACTCTATTTAACGAGTCAATTGCTTGGGCAAGGGGGGAAGCTGTTCCGGATAAGCTATACTCTTCCCTAAGTTTAGCCAGCCCATCATTCAAGTACTTACGGGCTATAGCGTACTCTTCTTTCTTTGTGGTGGAGTTAGTTTTGGCAATGGTTTTTGCTATGTCAACTACTATAGGTAGTGACATACTCATGAACTCATTGGCCCTTCTACGCTCAGATGGAACACGTGATCTACTTCCCAGTTCGTATGAAGGATCACTATACCCTAACTCAATGAGATAGTCTGTGACATCATTATCTTTTTCACGAACGTTCAATCCAGCAAAAAGTTTTAATGCTGCATTAGGACGATTCATTGGCCCCTTGTCAATAGTCTGACGTGCTGGCAACGCTTCTTCTGTAGACGGGGCAGTTATGCCACGGCCTGCTAGCGATCTGTAGAACTCTTTATTAAAGTTACCCTCAAGTTCTGGATCAGTAGCAGTATCTTTATACTGGTTTGTTCTAACACCCTGTACCCTTTGCGCCTCTGACAACTGAAACAAAGGTGTTAAAAATGTATTTACGTATTGGCCGACTAATCTGCCCTGTGTCTTTCGACGCTGTTCTTCGTCTACTATATCGTCAGAACCTGCCAACATACTACCGACTTCTTGTAGGAATACATTGCCTGTTCCTGTACGAGCGTTAGTACCCAACCAAGTCTCGAATATATCCTGCTTAGACATACCATTCCAAGTACTGAGAGTGTCTTCTTCGGCACGTCTAGCGAAATCACCAAGCCAATTCATCTGACGAAGAGGATACTGCGCTGTAATGTCTATCTGGCTATCTCCATATGCCATAGTAGTATAGTCTGCAGGAGCATCTTCTGACTTACGATACTGATATGCTGCATGGATAGCGGCAAGACCCACTAGGTTACGTGATATATCTTGACGATCACGTGCCACCATACCCCCAGCACGTGACTCTTTAGATACAGCTTTACGCACAGCCAACATGGCACCGCCCCCAGTATACTGTGCCATAGTCTCCATACTCTTAAACATAAAGCGTGGGAACGGTACAATAACAGTTAGGCCAGACTTAGTAATTAACCTAGACATAGTTTTAAACGGTATAAAGTCTGGCTCACTAGCGTAAGTAACATCAAGAGCCTTTTTAACGGAGTCATCAACCATGGATATAAAGGATGGCGAATCCTTAGTGCGTAATGTCGGGGCGTCATTTAACAACTCTTGAATTTTACCAGAGTTTAAAGTGTCCTGTAGGTCTACCCCGTAATTTGCCTTCGTTAGACGCTGTAGCTCTGCGTAAAAAGTAGCACGTCGAATCATGTGATCTTGCCACATGTTAGGTTTATTTAAGAAAGACACACCGTCTTCCACCTTACTGACAACAGCGTCAAGACCCTTACCTACTTTAGTAGTGGCTTGACCCCTACCTGTTAGTGTTTGTATCTCACCAATGCTGTTAAACATTCTCTCGAATTGAGTAGCAAGCTCTGGTCTATCTAGTATGTAGTTCGTAAACTGCTCAGCAGTGTTTTGATCACCAAGGATATACCGCATGTTACGGAATGAACCAGACCATGTACCGTCTCGTACAAGCGGGTTAATGTTCTTTACTGCCTCTACTACTCCACGAGTCTTGCCACCCTCCTGTGCAACCCGTGCGTAGGAGATAAGGGCAGTATCCATGACATCACCAAGTGATTCCATAGGAGCACGAATAAATCCAGACTGTAAGTTACGTGCTGCAGTAGCTAGTGATGACACCATTAGACCACGGCGAATGTTTTCACCACGCAGCACTGTATTTTTCCAGAACTTACCAAGGGCTTTCTGCGATGCGTCACGTGCTCTCTCTGCTTGTGCCTCTTTCACAGACATGGGCTTGATACGTTTCATCTGACCAAGCCTATTTAATAGCTTGCCAGCTTCCGAACCAGAGCCGACAACTCCAAGCACGTATTCCTCATAGGACATTCCGTGTTTATTGAGTACACCTAGTAATTCATCGGAGGCTAACAGGTCTTTTTCCAGCGTCAAATCAAATAGCCTGTCTACAAGCCGCTCATCCTTTGTGGTTTTTAAAGCGTTGGGGTTAAGTTCCTTTAAGTCTGCTACTACACCTACTAGTGCGTCTAGCTTAGTCGGGTTTAGCATGGGTATAGCAAGATCATCTTGTCCAATGGAAAGGTCATCTAACCCAAGGCTAACATCATCAGACCCTACATACTTATCGTCGTAGTAGTAATCTGTTACCTTCTGCTTACCTGTGGCACGTACCTTTGTGGGGTCAACTATTAGGTTTCCGTCAGCTGCTTCGTTAGATATAGTAACGTTATTACGAACCTCAAATTCTCTAATAAGCTGTGTGCGCAACTCTTTGTTTTCACTAGCCTTTGTTTTATTTGCTTTCAGTATATCATCGGAGACTTGGCTTTCGTTAAGCATAGCCTTTTGAACACGGCTGTATTCTCCCCCACTACCGATTGTCTTTAACCCTTTGTTAATACCACCTGTGAGTAACTTAGCTCCGGGGATTGCTGCAGCAGCGTCCAGTGTGCCAATAACTACAGATAGAGCGGCACCCTTAAAGTCACCGTCCGCTAAGTTTTCTTGTACATCACGGTAGTGTATAGGAACGTTTACAACAGCAGTTATAGGATTAAGTATTTCATCTACAGAAACAATTGCATTTATCTCTCCGATACTTAACCCACTGCTCAATAGACCCTCAGTTAGTCCGCTAGTTACTGCGTTCTCACTGTTAAGAAAGTTAAGTAGCCTCTCCTTTGATCTTTCTGCACCACCCGCCAGTTTTTCTGCACGGTTAAACTTCTCTACGTCAGGGTCTTGCAGTAGGATACTGTCAGGATTACGCTCTTGCATAATGGCAAGTGCTTCATCACGTGTTATATTATCCTTCTCCATGAAGCGTTCAAGAAGAATATTCTGTTCTTTCAACTCTTCCTGTATAGCGTCTGTATAGTTAGCAAAGTTTTCCTCTGAATACACGGACGCATCCAATCGGTTAAACTCCGCTTGATACAACTCTTCAACACGCTTACTAATATCTTCCTGCAATTCTACAGTGTTCTTTAGTCTTTCCTTACTATCCGGTACATCTTCTACCTCAGTAATCGTTAAGCTATCTTGCGTAGCGGAAAGAGGGTCGGGTTTAACTACTACCTCTTCCGCTGATTCAATGGCAGTATCTGCGTATGAAGTTGTTTCTGAAAGCTCATCGTCTTCATCGTCGTCGAAATCTGGCATCATAAAAGAATTTTCAGGCTCTTCTATAATGGAGTTATCCTGCAAGGTAGCACCCGTAACGCTTGGGGCAACCTCTGCAGGCGACATAAACGTTACGGAAGTATCGCTGTCTTCCTCATCGAAGTCAGGCATTAAAAATGTATTTTCCATTTAGTATCCTATTGAGAAAGTCGTAAAGAACCACCGTCGATAAACATATTATGTTTCTTACTATACTGCTCAAGACCTGTGTAAATCTTAATTCGCATACCCGTAGTACCATCGGAGGTTTGATCCTGTACAATAACTACATCACCAACTTTGTACTGTCCTTGCCTTGCGTTAGACATTAAGTCAGTTGCAGGTAGAGGTGCATATGATTCAATCTGGTACGTGGATGCCCCACCTTCGGTAGTTACTTGTTCAACTGTAGCCCCTTTAATTTTGAAATGTTCCAGTGTATTGAAGTTACCATTTGCAATACGCCTACCGTACTGTGCTATTTTGCTTGTTGCGCTTTGCGTCATCTGTACAACAGTATTATGCATCATCATATCTTGGGGCTGCTTAGTGGCTGGGTTCATATTTAGTGCATACAGAGACCTAGCTGCTGTTAGCTCTGCGGTATTATACTCAGCTATTTTACCAGAAATACCACCAATAATCTCACCCTCTTTACCTACGTTAAAATCCTGCGCCTTATGTGCTTCCATACGTGCGGTTTTTACAGCAGCCGTAATTGTGCCTTCTGAAAACAATCTACCATTGTCTTTCTCATCTTCTGTAGCTTTCATTCGTTCAAGTATGGCAGTTGCATCCGCTCTGTGCTTAGCTATTTCCTCTGGGTCGGTAGCT